AATACATTAATGGAGAAAAAATATGGTAGACATATTAGGTGGAATGAGTAGTTCCAATGAGAGTCAGCAAGTTTATCTTGCTTTCAAAACATCTCACCAGCAGTTTTTTGCTAATGGTGAAACACCAGTAGATTTTCAATATCTACAGCTTGACCCTTCAACATTCAAATCAGGATGGGGAAGATATACAAAAGCTGATGGATTTGAATATGCTTGGGATGATAAATTTGGTGTAGTAGCACCTAAACCAGCAGATGACTATAAAAGAGCATTTAGTGCTTGGGTATTTCCGCAAGGAGCTCAACATGCTTATTTATGGCAGAGATTTACATTTGCTGAATCAAGTGCATTTAACAGCATACTAGGTAGTTTTTGGAATCAAATGGATTCTAGTTCTGATTCCTTGCCTGTTGTTAAGTATGAAGGGTCTAAACCTATTCAAGTAGGCATGGGTAATTCTTCTGAGCTTACATTTAGCTTTGCTAAATTTGCACCTAGAAGTGCTGATTTTGTAATACCTAGTTGGTATACAGACCAAGAAGCACCAGTAGAGGACACATTCAAAGACCCTAATGCTGGTCTTGCAGATAAAGTGCAAGAGATGATTGATAAGAATGAATTATCTGATGACGATATACCTTTCTGATGCAATCAGTAGATTGGCAAAGAATTGCACCTGAGGTTGCATTACAACTGCTAGGTGAGCCTAGTTCTAAAAAGTCTCATGAATGGAGATATGGAACTCATGGCTCTCTAGTAGTTAATATTGATGCTGGAACATGGTGGGATTTTGAAAATGATAAAGGTGGTGGATTAATAGATTTAATTAAACACATGAATCAAGATGTCAATACAGTTTTAAAACAGTTTGGTTATGACTTAGCATTACATTCTAATGACTCCTTAATCAGTGGTTTTACTCCCCCTAAAAGTAAAACTACAAGTAATGCTAGGTCATTCTCTCGTGAGCAGATGATTGACCTTTACAAGCAAGCTATTGTGAAGGTCAAGTATGCTGATTACTTTATGGTTTTAAGATTTCCTGAAGGACATTTTATTAAACAAAAATATGCACCATTTAACTTAAATGATGATGGAACTTGGTCTATGAAGCGACCTGAGGGCTCTCTGCCTATTTATTTTGAAAATAAGTATAAGGACATGCCTATTATTATAAACGAGGGAGAAAAAGCTCTAAGGGGTTGTGAAGCTATAGTAGGAAACAGGTTTAATTCTTGTACTTGGCATGGTGGGGTCAATGCATGGAAGAAAGCAGATTGGAGTCCTATCTTTGGTAAACAGGTTTTTATATTTCCTGATAATGATGAAGCTGGTGATAAATGTGCTATGGAGCTTTATGAATATCTTAAAGAAAACAAATGTAGGGTTAGTGTTATAAAACCACCTAAGTCTTTCAATGAAAAGGATGATTTATATGATGCACACGAATCAGGTTATTTTAAAAGTGTAGAAGATTTTGAGGATTATGTAAAAAATAATAGAAAATACATACCTAATGATGATGTGGAGTTCTTAGATTATGATGAAATGGAAGCCAATGATACTCCACCTGAATGGTTAATAGATACAATTCTTGAGAAGGGTACTGTAGCTAGTGTATATGCAGAGCCAAAGGCTGGTAAAAGTTTTGTTGGTATTTCAATGATGTTATCTGTAGCAACAGGTAAATCATGGTATGACTATGACACAGAACAAGCAGGTGTTTTATATTTATGTGGTGAAGGTAATAAATCTATTTTCAAAAGACTTCTAGCTTGGGAAAAGAATTTCAAAACTGATATAAGAAAAGCTCCATTTAAAGTTAGTGAGAAGTCTGTAGGTATATTAGATGATAAGAACTTTGATAAGTTACTTGAAAAAGCACATGATGCCAAGAACGAGTTAGGTAGTTTAGGTTTAATTATTATAGACACCATTCAGAGAAACTTTGGTTCAGGAGACGAGAACAGCACTTCTGACATGAATCAATTTATTCAAAGAATCGATAGATTAAAGTTTGAAACTGGTGCTTGTATTATGTTAATTCACCATACAGGTCATGCTGGTAGTAAATCTAATGGAATTAGAAGGGGCAGGGGTTCAAGTGTATTACCTGCATCTGTTGATTCTGAGTTCTATATAGAAAGAGACGATAGAGATAAAACTACTGGTGTTTTAGGTGTAGAAGAAAAGGTTATGTATGTGAAGATGAGCCAAACGCTTAATAAAGAAGATATGAATATGCCATCTATGCATTTTAGAATGGATACTATTCAAGACCTTGGTAAGAATAAAGATAAGAAGTCTGCTGTTTTAGTTAAAGTAGAAGAGTTTGAGTTACCTGAGATACCAAAAGTACAGAAACCTTCTCCACAACAAAAACCTGTTTTAGAAGCACTTAAAAACCTAGCATTAAAAGATGAACCTGAAAGTCCTCAAGACATTATGTATATGCCTAATGATTTGGTTGGCAGAGTTCAACATAATGATAAAAATTTAAGTAATGGACAAATAGCAGAATGTTTTGATGGGTTAAAGGAAAAAGGTTTAATACATCATATACCTAATGTAGGTTATCAACACAAAGATTACGAAAAAATAATGCCTGATTACTCTGAAAAAGGTGATGAAAATGAATAATCTAAGTGGGGTAAAGAATGGGGTAAAGTTTGGGGTATTGTTAGGGTATTTAGGGTATAAATCATTAATTTATTTGGGGAGGGTGGGGTGTGTTCCTTTAGGAACACCCCAACACCCCAAGTAAATGATTCAATTTCCAAAGAGACGAATATGAAAACATATTTAGAAGAAACTTTAGAACAAAAGTTAAAAGATTTAAGGGTATATGAAGTTGATACTCGTATTAAGTGGGGTAATAGAAAACGAATCTTTAAGATGGTTGGTGTTCAGTTTGAGATTAAATTTTGTAGAGCAGAACAGATGTTGAAAGATTCTTTATTCTCTGACCCTATAAAAAAGATACTGCAAATGGTTGAGATGATGTTAAGAGCTTATGAGCAATTAAATATCAAATGTGAAGAAAGCGGTTATATACAAATACAGCCAAATGCTAAGTGTTTTAACTTTGATAATAAAACAGCACTGGTTTGTGATACTGATTCTGAGAAACCTGTATTGGAGAAAATACACAAAGATGAGAAAGACATAATGATTTTTAGTATTGAGGAATTATTTAGATGTATTCCTAATGATTTTATAAGAGCAAAAGAACTACTAAGTAAATTAGATAAATCAGTAAACATCAAGAGAGTTGATTATGTCTGACTGGCATGGTGGTAAAGGGTCAAAGCGTAGACCTGAAGATAAGAAAAAGATTGATGATAATTGGGATAAGATATTTAAGAAGAAGAAGGATAAGAAAAAGAAATGAGTAAGTTTCATCAAAAAGATTTACCTTATGGAGAAACTGGAGAAAAGTTTGTGCTGAATATTGTTAATAGAAAACATCCAATGGCATACAAGATGGAAGGTTATTTTATTGAGTATGACATTATGATTCCTGAGATAGATAAAACAGTAGAGGTAAAAAGAGATAAGCATACTGATAGGACAGGTAATGCTTTTATAGAAACTTACTGTAATAAGATTGAATCAGGCATAAATGCAAGTACAGCAGACTACTGGGCATATCTAACCAAGACTATGCTGTATTGGATTAAGTCAAATGATTTAAAGATATGTATATTAGAAAATAATATACCTGAAGGTAAGAACTACATGATTGATGGAAAGATAATTGATGCTTACCTAATACCTATAGATATATTTAAAAACTATTGTATGAGAATAGATACATTAACTGAGGAGCAACTATGCCAATTAAACTAAAACCAAGTGCAAAGATTAGAGATAGAGCTACAGGTAAAACAACTACTGAGCATTACTATCTAAAGTGTATGACACTTCAGGAGCTTAATGATTATATTGAATCGCCAAGTGCTAAGAAGAAAGTCATACGAAAATGTAAGAATGAAATAATAAGGAGAGAGAAATGAGTGACCCAGTGAACCATCCAGCACACTATAATCAGAATGGTATAGAGTGTATTCAATATATAAAACAACAATTAGGCAAAGAGTTCCCTGCATATCTTGAGGGTAATGCAATTAAATACTTGCACCGCCATAAATACAAAGATGCCAATATACAAGACTTAAAGAAGTCTGTTTGGTATATTAAT